GAGGATCGCATTGTCCACCCCTGCAAATTTGGTTTGGAGCAGTGCTAAAAGTTTTTCTTTCATATTATTTTAATTAATCTCTGTTGCAAAGATTTCGACGGGCATTTTAATAACAATGGGCAGGACGGAAATTTATACTTTTTTTGTACGGTAATTCAAAGCCTCTTTTATGCATTCAGATATCCAGCCGACCAAATAACAGAATGGCTCTTGGTTACTGCAATCAATGCGTCCACCGATATAATCGAATATCTCCATAGCCGCATGTGTAGATTCGTGGCAAACGTACTGGATATTTTGAGCGTTCGCCTTTGTGGCGAACCTGATAAGAACTCCACCCCTTTTATTTGTGATGTCGTATGTACTCTGCGTATCCGCCGCAGATGTGTCGTCCATATCTGTTATATTTTCAAACCTATCGCTTATTGCAGATGCGCTTTTTTCACCTATCACCACCCAAATTAACCGAGGATAAATTTGCGGATCAAATTGATGTATAATAGCCTTCATTGTCCTAAAAGTTTTATTCAGCCGAGGTGTTGATGCTTGAATTCTCGTCTTTTTTGGTCGAAAGGTTTGTTTTTGCATCCTGGTAAATGCTTGTGGCAGAGGCTTCTTTCATTTGCCTAATTCTTTCGATTTCCTCTTGGTAATTATCTGCAACACCCATTAATTTTACAGATTCCTCAAGTGAAAGCACTCCATCTGCATAGGCTTTCCCTATGGATTGCCACCTTGCAGTAATGTCTTCGTTGAAGGGCTCCGAAAATTCATGCTCGATCTTGAGGGTGGCGAGTTTGTC